GTATTATATGCACCAGGGGTGGAATAGAAAACCCCGTTGTTCTGGTTCCAACTATCCTCGCTCATACGATACTCAAAGCCACTTGCCCGAGCACCGTAAAAATTACTAAACGCTATAGTCCCACTTGTTGGAATATTCAGATTATAACCGTTAGTAGAAACAAGCCCACCGTTGCGATAGTATTCGCTAATTGAATGAGGAGTGCCACCGCCGAATTCGCCGGCTATATCTAAGAGACTTATGGCACCACTTGTTTGTAAAGGCATATTCTACTCATACTCATTAAGTGTTGTTTTTCAATTGGTCAATTTGAGCCTGCTGCTCCTTAATTGCTTCAATCAAAACACTTACCACGTTACCATACGCAACACTCTTCAACGTAGTAGCTTCATCAGTATTCACTACTTGAGGAATAATGTTTTCAACTTCCTGAGCAATGAGTCCAATCTTCTTATCAGATTCACCGATGAGATTATATTCAACACCTCTCATAGCTAATACTTTAGTAAGAGCATTTTCAATATCAATAACATTTTCTTTCAAGCGTTCATCGGAGTTTGTAGTAATATCGTTAGTAGCGGTCAAACTTCCAGATACATTAACTACACCATCGCTACCGCCGGTTAAATTACCTTCAACATCAAGATTACCATCGACGTCAATATTTTCAACAGTAAGCTTACTTGTCGAGGCTTGGTAGAAGAAGTTACTGACACTAGAGCCAGCTGGATTGGCACCTGTTGTAGCATAAAGCGTTCTATTACCCGAACCACCCTGTACGAACGTTACGAATAATGCCGTAGTTTGTAGCCCGCTAGCGTAAATATTTGCTACGTCGACTGAAGAAGTTGTTCCCGTTCCTCCAGTACCCTGATTACCTTGTACACCTTGGAAACCAATCGCACCCTGTGCACCGGGCGCTCCTGCACCAGTCGTACCCTGTGGACCTAAGAAACCCTGAAGCCCCTGTGGACCTTGGAAACCTTGTGAACCCGCTGCAGTAGAACCGTCGTAACCCTGTACACCTTGTAAGCCATCGGCTCCGGTAAATCCTTGTGGTCCTTGCGCACCCTGTGTACCTTCGCTTGCGCTACCATCTCCACCTTGTAAGCCCTGCATACCTTGCGGACCTTGGAAACCATCGAAACCTTGAACACCTTGGCTACCGTCTAGTGCTGCTTCTGCAGGACCCTGAACACCCTGGAAGCCTTGCGGACCTTGGAAACCTTGTACACCATTACCACCCGTACCTGTTGTTCCCTGAATACCGTCAAAGCCTTGAAGACCCTGAATACCCTGTGTTCCGCCAGATCCTTGTCCAACAGTACCCTGGAAGCCTTGGAATCCTTGTATACCTTGTACACCTTGCCCACCGAGCGAACCCGATCCCTGAAGACCTTGTGGACCTTGTAAACCTTGAACACCCTGTGGACCTGTGCCGCCTGATGCAGTAATACCCTGCGGTCCTTGTAGACCTTGCATGCCCTGTAAACCTTGGACACCTTGGCCACCATTTCCGCCACTACCTGCATTACCCTGAAGACCCTGTACGCCTTGAACACCTTGAATACCTTGGGCACCACCACTACCTTGACCGGTTGCACCGTCGTTACCCTGTATCCCTTGGACGCCTTGGTCACCAATTATACCTTGGAAACCTTGAGCACCTTGGTTACCTGCCCCGCCCGAGCCTACAAAACCTTGCGGACCCTGTGGACCTTGTAAACCTTGAACACCTTGGGTACCCGCACCCGCAGGACCCTGAATACCTGGGCCACCGTCTGTACCTTGATAACCTTGAACACCTTGAGTACCTTGTGCGCCAGCACCACCGTCGTCACCCTGTAGGCCTTGAAGACCCTGAAGACCCTGAATACCCTGCGGACCGGCTGCTGCTGCGCCACCGTCTTGTCCTTGGATACCCTGTAGGCCTTGAAGACCCTGAACACCCTGAACACCCTGTGGGCCATCTGCACCAATGTCACCGGTTCGAGCAAATGTAATAATAACATCGTCGCCATTTGTGAATGTTCCAGTTCCGAGTGATCCGTCAACGTAAGAAGACTGTACTCGTGTATATGACCCAGCATCTACATTACTTCCATCAATTGCGTAAAGAACAAAGTCTTCTGGCGCATTCTTTCTCGATATTCTATAATGACCTTTAATAGGACTTGTAGAATCGTCAATGGTTTGTAAGAATTGGCTAATATCGATAAAGTTGTCATCTCTATCGTGAATTGCAAGTTCATCAGCAGATGATGCAACAGCGTTATTAAGCTTGAGGTTACCAGCGGCCGGATTGGTTGCCATATCCGTACCACCCGTGGCGGGTGGCCCGACGAATGTGTAATCAAACGTTACACCACCAAATCCACCGGCCGCACCTTGGAAGCCTGGACCACCTTGCAAACCTTGAATACCCTGTGCACCTGCACCGTCATTACCTTGTAGGCCTTGAAGACCCTGAACACTTTGAACACCTTGTACGCCTTGAATACCCTGCGGACCATCGTCACCATTTCGGCTAAATGTAATAAAGACGTTTGGATTAGACGTAAAGTAAGCAGCGGTCGCACCAGATGAGGCTGCGATAAATGAACTTGTTAATACATAATTTGTTAAGCTGCTCGAGGTTCCAGTTACTGCGTAGAGTACGTAGATTGAAGGATCGTCGACCGAAATAACTTTATAGAATGCTTTAATCGCACCAGATGCGTTAACGATATAATTCTGGAAGAATGTATCGAGATTGATACCGTTTTGCGTGGTATCACTAATTCGCATTTCAGTTGCAGAAGAAAGCGTGCCGTTATTAAACTTCAATTCACCAGAAGGTACAATGCCTGTTCCGGTATCAGAGTTAAAGTCGTAGCTAAATGTTACGCCACCGGCTACACCTGCAAAACCCTGTGCTCCAGTAAATCCTTGAACGCCTTGTACACCTTGGACACCCTGATCACCCTTTGGAATAAAGTTGATGATCGTTGAGTCACCATATACTGCTGCAGCTCCAGATTGCCATGAAGTGCCTGGGTTGGCGTCAGTCCCACCTAGTAGACCACTGGCCACCCAAGAAATATCAAAGTGACCCCAATCTTTTCCTGTGCCAGTTGTGCTCCACGTCCAATTAGTAAATTGATAAATGACAAATTCGTATGAATCGTCTGTCGGATCTTTTGGAGTTCTAATAAAGATTTGACCTTCACCGACAGTATCTAAATAATCGAACAACCCATCTACACGACGATCAGTTTCCGTAAGATCGTCAATGTATAATTCTGTTGCTTGAGTAACATCAGCGTTATTGATTAACCAACTGTTGAGGCCAGGGAAACCTGCGGCTGTAGAGTTATTAAATTCCCATCTAAATGTTAAGCCACCACTGAATCCAAGTAGACCCTGTGGTCCTTGAATGCCCTGTAAACCTTGATGACCTTGTAAACCTTGAACACCTTGTCTACCTTGCAACCCTTGAATACCTTGATCACCTTGTACACCTTGGGCACCACCAATACCTTGAACGCCCGGATCACCTGTTCTTACGAACGTGATTCTAATATCTGCGTTATTCGTGAACGATGTTGCACCTGCAATATGGTTTACATCAATTGTATGATAACCAGTTGAGTCTACAATTTCCGTATAATTAAATGTAGCGAAATTAGTAATGTCGGCCGCATCAATAATTCTGAGAAGACCTTTTACACCACTTGCGTTAATGTCTAACTCTGTAAAGAGCGGAGAAAGATCATTTCCTGCATCATCAAGGTCGTCGATGTACATCTTAGTTGCTGAGCCAAAGGCAGCATTATCGAATCTTAAAATACCTTGGCCGGGATCGGCTGCTGATGTACTTGTGTCGAATGTATAGTCAAAGGTAAGGCCGCCGAAATCACCGACAGCACCTTGAAGGCCTTGCGTACCTTGAGGGCCCTGTACGCCTTGTACACCTTGAATACCCTGTCTGCCTTGAAGTCCTTGAACACCCTGGAAGCCTTGCGTACCTTGAGGGCCTTGGAAACCTTGCGCACCTTGTAGACCTTGAGCTCCTTGGATACCTGTAAAGCCTTGGAAGCCTTGGGTACCTTGAATACCTTGGTCACCAGTTCGGCTAAACGTAACAATAACTCGTGGGCTACCAGAATAAACGAGAGGTGTTCCTGTACCAACAAGGTGAGATACATCAATTTGTAACCAACCACCGTTATCAGTAACATCGGTAATTTGGAAAAGCTCGTACTTAGTAATATCACTTACTTGAGTAACTCTAATATAACCTTTCGAACTACCTGAAACAGAACCAAAGGATGCGATATAATCTGAAATATCAGTCGATGCACCTGCTTCAATAGCGTCAATATAAATCTCTGAAGTGTTTGATATTGTCGTATTATCATTAAACGCTATTGTTCCAAGGCCCGGATCTGCTTGCGCGGTAGAAGTTGTGTAATCATATTCAAAAGTTACACCACCATAAGAACCCGTTCTACCTTGGATACCGGTGAATCCTTGTAATCCCTGCACACCTTGAGGGCCCTGTACGCCTTGTACACCTTGGATTCCTTGTGGGCCTTGATCGCCTTGGATACCTTGGGCGGCTTGGGGACCTTGAACACCTTGCGCACCACCTTGGCTAAATGTGACGATACAATTTGGATCTGCAATAAGATCTGCCGATACAGCAGAACCTGCTACGTATGTTACGTCAAATGTAAACCAACCAGTGTTGTCGGTAATTTCAGTAACATCATAGAGTAAGAATTTGGTAGGATCACCAATGATGGTGATTCGCATATATGCTTTTGATCCACCGATAACATTATCAAGTGAATTAAAGAAAGCTGAGATGTCAGTACCAGAAGGTCCTGCTACATCATCGATATAAAGCTGAGTGGAGAGCGCTGCGTCTCCATTGTTATACTTAAAGTTTTGGTTGCCAGGATCTGATGCTGTTGAGTTATTAACAAAAGCGTACTCAAATGTTACACCACCATACGAACCAGCATAACCTTGAATACCATCATAGCCTTGAATACCTTGCACGCCCTGTGCGGCTTGAGGACCTTGAATGCCCTGTACACCTTGAACGCCTTGAATACCTTGTACACCCTGTGCGGCCTGAGGACCCTGTGTACCTTGCATTCCTTGGAAGCCCAAATCACCCTGTACACCTTGAATTCCTTGCGGGCCTTGATGACCTTGGAAACCTCTATAACCGCGAGATCCCTGAATACCCTCTTGACCAAGCGTACCCTGTAGACCCTGAATTCCTTGGTTACCTTGGAAACCCTGTACACCACGGAAGGAACCAATATTAATCCAATTCGTACCGTCCCAAATCCAAAGCTCATCGTCGGCTTCGTCAATAACACCGTCACCAATGTTTGGTGTAGGGAATGCGGCAGTGAGTGTGGCTTGAGGATCGCCTCCGGCGTCTACATCAGGTACTGATCCAATAATTGTGAAGCCTGGACCATAGTCACCTTGTAAACCCTGAACACCTTGGGATCCTTGAAATCCCGTAGTACCTTGCGGACCAGCACCAACGTCGACCCATTGCGTTCCATCTGAAAGTTTGATCGTCCCATTTTCTGCATAGACAATCGCACCTTCAAAAGGAGCCGGGTCCAATTGAATAGGAAATTCCTGTGGTATACCCTGTCCAAGTGTAATCGTCTTGGACCCGATAGATCTAAATCTAGTCGACATCGTACTCTTCCGCCTGACCTAATGTGAATGATAAAGTAGCGTCAAGTGATAAATCTGCGCCAGCCTTAGCTTCTAAAGTATCCCCAGAAGCAAAGAACTGACCATTAAGCGGGATCGGAATAGTATCATAGGCTGGTACTCTTAAGTCTCTTACTAAATAAAATTCTAAATTTTCTACGAAACGATATGCTTTCACATCGAGTGTTACAGTGTTTGCAGTTTTGTTAGAAACAATCAAAGGAGAAATAACTTCTCCAATGCCCGGCTCAATCGTAGTTGAACCACCGAACACAAGTTCTGGTACTTCAAATTTCGGAACATTAATTAGTTCTTGCCAGTTCGTAGACAATTCTAAGTTTTTTCCAACGGGCAACGCATCAGGGGCCTGAGTCGTTACAATAACTGTAATCCCCGTATTAGCTTCAGTGTAACTTGTGTATGACATGTCTTTATTTATCCTTTAAATGCTAGCTCTACTATTAGAAGCTCGTCTTGCAAGTTTTCTTACTGATGAAGTAAATGGTCGACCCTCGATTCTTCCTGTTCTACCATTAATTCTCAAACCTCGTGCAAAGTATTGGTTATTCAATTCATCGGCACCAGACCATCTTACCCTACCACCGTCTTCACTGAGTACCGAGGCCAACGCTGAAATTGGAAGACCAAGGTTTCTAAAGTTAAGTGGCAATGCGTTTCTGTTAACACCTGCCGATGCACCATTAAACTGGTGAGCAATCGATTCAACAAGAGATCCGAACACAAGCGTTTCAGGTCTCATTACGTTGTCAATCAATCCCCAGTTAATCAGGGCTTTGACCATATCTCTATGATCATTATCTGGTGCAAGAGTAACGAGATAATCTCTCATCTTCGCCCAAGCTTGTACAAACGAGTTCAACAAATCAACATTGTTTGGACCATCGTTTATCCATGTTGCACCATTCCAATAATATACATCCCCTGCGTAGTTACCTCTTACGTCTCCGGTAAATACTCCTGAAGTGTTGGCCATCGCATTATTTATGTCAGTAGCAACAATATATGCGTGGTTCTTCTTCACTGCAAGATCACCTGTTCTACTTTGAATCTCAGCCAATGCAGTCGTGTTATTTGAAACACTACCCATGTACTTCAGTCCAGTTGTTGTAGGATTAAAGACTGGGAATACATGCTGTCCATCAAAGTCAAAGAGCGCGGCAGTATAAGCTCGAGTTCTTTGTCTGTCCCCGTTATTCTGGTAATTATCACTAAGTGGTGGACCAGCCGGGTTAACGGTGCTAAAGTCTTGTCTAATTGCCTTCAGTAAGTTGAGACCATCTCTTCTCGTTAGATTAATGTCGATGTACTGATAAGTAGCATTGACAAATCTCACTGTATCAAAGGCGAGATCAATCTTATTGAACTCAAGTATAGAACTTACGTCTTTAACAACATCAGGTATCCAAGTATAATCAGGTTCCTCTATCGCAGGTAAGTATGTTGTATCATTATTTATCTGAGTAAGATAGAAGATATTTGCCAAATCTTCAACTTTATTTGCTTCGACTTCTGTACCCGTGCCACTCTTCACCATTTGGCCAGGATATCTGCCAAGAACGATGTCTTTACAAATGCGACCAAGATGCTGATAAGATCTTGCAGTAGGAACACGCTGATCTTCAGGAATGCGATAGATTTCGTTCCAGAAGTAGAAGTCTGCGTTCCATCTTGATGCTGTATTACCACCATAGTTAAGGTCATAACTAAATGCATCAAGGAGATAACCTGTATCTCTGCGACACTTATCTTTGTTGTAATCGAGTACATCAAACTCTCTATGCAAGAAGTGAATAAGATCTTGAGCTAATTCTTGCTTATTATCTTCGATCATCTCGGCTGTAGCAATAAGATCTGCTGCTATCCAAGATGTATCCGGCTCTTCAAGGACTGGTAGGCCATTTAGAGAATCATTTCTAATTACACTTTCAATAATTCCAGTTAAGCTTTGAGCCGAAGCACCTTCGGTTGCCGTAGCAGCAGTTCCAGCAATAACTTGTCTTGTGTCTGTATAACTCGTGTTAGCTGCTGCTACATCAATTTGCTGTACGACATCGCTCATTCGAGCGCCAAGGAAATTGTAAATGTCTGCTGTTTGTGTTCTCGTGTCAGCAGGAAGTACGCTAATTCCATTTTCGAAGTAAATGCCGGCTGCTATGCGAGTAGCATAGTTACCACCGTATTGTACGTCGTGTGAAACGGCATCGATAAGGTAACCAACGTCTCTTCTGCACTTACCTCTTGGGAAGCTCAATCCATTATAGGTTGTAGAGATGAAGCTAATTACTTGATCCGCTAAGTTTTCTGAAGCATTTTCAATCAAGTTAATAGAGTCTTTATAAACGTCTAGTATCCAATCAGTCTCTGGCATTACCATCGCAGGAATTGAAGTAGTTTCAGGTGTCGCATCATCTACTGCATTAGCGACAATCTTAACGAGATCTTCTACTCTCATACCAGTCATTGGGTTAGCAGCCACTTCAGCAAAGTCTTGAGTGCGTGTATTACCAACTGTTGGAGTAACAACCATTTCTCGAGTAATGTGATTCATTACTTTACCCAAATGCAAGAATGCTTTGTTTGCTGGCTGTCTTTGATTGAGAGGTAGACCAACGTTTACACCGTTTTGGAAGTAATTATAAGCTGCATTAACTGTAGCTGCATTACCGCCATACTGAATGTCGTGCATTACAGCATCGACGATATAACCAGTATCTCTTCTACACTTAGTCTCGTCATAAGAAAGTGTATTGAAGTATGTAGAGAGATGACCGAGTACACCATTTTGAATAGTTGGTTTCGTTGTTTCGAGTGCAGTATATGCACCTTGGAAAGCAGTCCCGTAAGAAGAAACAGTAGGCTCTTCAATTACTGGCAATCCATCGATACCATTTTCACCAATTGCTTCTGCAACAATAAGCATCAGTTGCTCTACGACTGCAGAGATACTGTTGCCGGCTGAAGCAGCCGAAGTATCTTGAGATTCTCCGTTTCCTGATGTTGGACTAACGGGATCGCCATTAGCAATCAATTCTGCTACTGAAGCAAGATGAGTAAATGCTGCTGCTGTTGGCTCTCGCTGATTTTCTGGAAGTACGCTGAGTGCATTCTCGAAGTAAAGAATCGCGTTGTTTCTTGATGCAGTGTTACCGCCATGCTGAGCGTCAAATGATACTGAATCAACAAGATAACCTACGTCTCTCTCGCACTTAGCTACATCATAGCTCAGTGAAGGTCTGTTGAGAGCAATCCATGCAGTCATTTCTTTTTGCAAGAATACTTTGTTATTCTGAAGCTGTGCTCGAGCATTGATTCTTTGAGCACTCACTGCATCAGTACCGAATGACATAGTATTGGCGTTTGCGTAATCTTCTGTGCCACCCATGATATTAATGATAGTATCAAAGGCCGCATTAACTCTTTGGTTTGCAGCGTCGTCTGTTACAGCGTTAGAAGCTTGTAACTTAGCATACTCGACTGCAGAGATTGTTTCTGTTAATTGCTCATTAATAACTGCATCGGCACCTACCGTTCCAATTCGATATGCTCGACCATTGAAGTTTGCGTTGAAATTAGATCCAGTTAATACATCTCTCTTTACAGCATCAACGAGCAATCCAACATCTCGCTTACACTTATCTCCGTCGAAAGTATAGAATTCGTCATTAAGATAAGCAACGACTTCGTCGACAATAAACTCTTTATTGCGCTGGATTTGCTTACGTGCCACTGTTCTATTTGGATCTGCGACTGGCTTGACCTCTGTTGTAGTCAAGTTATCGAGATCATTATCATCAACAACACCTGAGATGACATTGAACAAATCTCTTACCGCGGCAGCTGTCGTAGAATCAGCGGCTGTATTATCAAAGTTTTGATATGGACCAGTGCTAATTGAATCAGCGTCTGCAGAAACAAATGTATGCACAGCCTGACCTGAACCACCATCTCCAACATTCATTGTAATTTCAGTAGCCGTTACTGCTGTAATTGTAACCGCCTGATCATAGTAAGGATGGTGTGCCTGGGGTGATGTATGGTTTGTAGGACCGCTACCCATATCACACTGGAACGTAAATCCATTAGGCTTGAGCCAAACTTTACCACCAACTTGGAATGAGTGTGCACCAATCGTAGCAGTAAACACTCCAGTCGCTGGATCGTATGTTGCATTAGTTGGACTATATGTTGTATACGTAGTTGCGTATGGAGTTTCTTGTACAACACTTTGGGCGACTGTAGCTAAGTGCTCAAACGCTCTCTTAGTTGGTACACGTTGCTCGATTGGTAAGATATTAGTTGCTTCTCTTAAACCAGAGACCGCGGCCAAATCGTCAAGTACTGAGAATTGACCTGTAACTGGTACACTGAGAACATTGCGTGTTCTCAATTCTTCGTAAGAAGAAGCTAATCTTTCGTCGACAGTGAAGTAGTACTTGGCTGCTTCAATTGTCGAAGCGTTGCCACCATACTCAATATCCTTAGAAACCGCATCAGTAATGAGACCAACATCCCTGAAGCACTTGTCTTTATTATATGGAAGACCATTATGGAATTCTCTCAAGTACTTAATTACACCACCCTGCAGTGATTCTGTGATGCCGTCGATCTTATTAGAAGCGTCGAGTGTTGCAGCCGTAGTGTATCCTGGCTCAATATATGTTGGCAACCAATCAAGAGTATCTTCTCGAATAACTTTAGAAACAACTTCGATAAGGTCGTGTGTTCTAATCGAGTTAATATCTCCAGCGTCTGGGTTTGTCGTATCTTGTGCTTCTGCGTTACCAGTCGTTGGTGTAACTGCTTGTGCTCTTACGATAAGAGCTACTACATTAGCAAGGTGCTCCCAAGCTTCTGCAGTTTTAATTTTTTGATCTGCAGGTAATACGCTAACACCTTCATTAAAGTAAAGTCTTGCGAAGTTAACTACACCAGCATTTGATCTATGTGCAATATCCCAAGAAAGTGCATCAATTAAATAGCCCGTATCTCTGCGGCACTTAGCAGCGTCATATGAAAGATTCGGGAAGTTTTGTGTAATGTAAGCAATAACTTCTTCTTGTAAGAATGTCTTGTTAGCTTGCAAGTGAAGTTGAGCGTTACCAGCATCTGCACCAGCAGTTGCTGTCCCGTAATTAATTGCGTTAGCTGCACCGGTTCCATTCGTGAGAATATCAATAATTTCGTTAAACGATGCATTAGAAGCTGCAAGCTCAGTGCCATCGAGTCGATTAGCTACTTCATCTCTGATGTATCCAATCGCTGCAGCAGTTTGAGTCAATTGATCAGAGATAACATAGTTGCCACTAGCTGTGCCGGCTCGATAAGCGAGGCCAGAGTAAATGGCGTTATAATTCGATCCTGTTGCAACGTCTCTTCTGACAGCTTCAAGAATAAATCCTGTATCTCTTGAACACTTATCACCATCGAATACGAAGTATTGGCTATCGAGATAGTGCATAACTTCTTCTTGCAAGAACGTTCTATTTGCTTGCAATTGCTCTCGAGCCCGTTGGCCGTGTGAGTTATATGTTGTTTTCGCTACGGCCTGGTTAATGCATCTTACAAATGTGTGTGCACCACCGCCGCCGATACCAGAGTTAACTGTAATGTCGTCGCCGGCAACGTTAGTTACTTCCATTGGTGCATTAAAGTTTGCATCACCTCTTCTTGGATATGAGTGCTCTGTAGCATTACCATCCTGAGCGCATGTAAACGTAAAGCTATAAGGTGCAAATTCAATCCAATCTCCAACAACAATGTCGTGATTTGGAATTGTAATTACACTTACACCGTTAACTGGATTATAAGTTGCAGTCGATGGAGTGTAGTACTTCAGAATGCGTGATGGGTCTGTCCAAATAGTCGGATCAGATTCAATTGCACCTACATCGGCACTTACAAATGTATGAGCACCACCAGTCGACGCACCAACATTCATCGTAATTGAAGTTGAAGTAACGGCAGTAATCCGTACTGGTGCGTTATAGAATGGGTGGTGACTTTCTGGAACAGCGTGATTCGTTGAGTTTCCATCGAGAGTACATGAGAATACAATACTCTCAGGTTTGAATTGAACGTAATCACCTTCGGCCAAGTTATGTCGACCGATCGTAGCTTCAAATACTCCAGTTGCAGGATCGTATGTTGCTGTACTTGGAGTGTAAGAACTAATGTAAGTACCAGATTTCACACTGTCCGGATTTGCGCTTACAAATGTATGTGCAGTACCATTCTCGTATCCACCCACATTAACTGTAATCGTAGTTGATGTAGTGGAGTTAATTGTAATTGGCGTTCTATATGCAGGATGCTGTCTTTCACCTTCGATGGCATCTGCAAGAGCCGATACAAACGTATGAGTTCCGCCGCCATTTATTGCAGCACCTACATTACAAGTAATAGTTGTCGATGTGACCGCAGTCAGTGCAACTGGTTTCTTGTAGAAAGGATGATGTGATTCAGGAGTCGGATGATTTGTTGCATTGCCGTCCATGTCACAAGTAAATACAATTGACTCAGGAGCAATCTTAATATGATCACCAACTTGTAAATTGTGCGTTCCTATCGTTGCAGTAAATACTCCAGTTGTAGGATCGTAAGTAGCATTAGTCGGCGTGTACTTCGTCTTAGTAGTCGTTGGATATGAATGCTGTGTAGTGTTTCCATCCAAAGCACACGTAAATGTAATACTCTCATCTGCTAAGACGACAGTATCACCTTCTTGTAAATCGTGGGCGCCAAGAGTAAGCACCATTACACCAGTCGTTGGATCGTATGTCGCGCCGGTTGGTGTGTAAGATTTCTGATTATTATTAAGGATGTCTACAATCTGATCAAATCCTTCGTCTGACCTATCGATTGCACCTTGATCTGAAATCGTACCACTTGAAAGACCCTTGAGATGATTAATAGCACCGACCGTTTCTACAAGCTGGTCCATTACGACTGTTTCTGCGCCTTGTGTTCCAGCGCGATAAGCGATACCAGTTTGCTTTGAATTGAAGTTAGTACCAGTAATAATATCTCTTTGAATTGCTGGCAAAATGTATTGGAGCATGTCACGCTCACACTTTGCCGAATCGTATAAGAAATAGTTATCGTCAATATATCCCATTACGTTATCTTGCAAGAAATTTCTATTCAATTGCAATTGCTTTCTTGCATTACGACGATCGGCTGAGATTCCTGCATCATCGCTAAACGCAATTGGCGAGCCGAGAGTGATAACAGAATCATCTTCTGCTTCTATAAATGTATGTGCAGAAGTATCAAACGACTTACCAACGTTAACCGTAATCTTAGTTTCGTTTGCACCAATTACTTCGATTGGTGAGTTAGCGGCAGGGTCAGTAGCTCTTGGATAACCTGTTCTCGATACGTTATTATCTCTGTCGCAACTAAATACGAGGCCACCGGTTTTGAGTAATACTTTTTGCCCAATGCCCAGACCGTGACCTGAAGTAATAGCATTCTTTACGGCAGATACAAATGTATGTACCTGTTGGCCGTTTGGTCCACCGCCGCCCACGTTCATTGTAATAGTGTTTGAAGTTACACTAATAATTGGACATGGCTTGTTGTAATATGGATGATGGGCTTCAGGAACTGCGTGGTTCTGAACACCGCTACCAGCATTACAATTAAATGTCATGCCTTCTGGTTTCAACCAAACATGATCATCTGTAGTTAATTGGTGTGGTCCAATCGTTGCTACCAAAATGCCAGTAGCAGGATCGTAAGTTGCAGCAGAAGGTGTAAAGCCTTCACTCTCTGCAATTGTTATAACGCTGTATCCAGTTTCTGGATCATATGTGGCGTTAGTTGGAGTGAACGAAACGCCTCTGTTGTCGAGTGCAGCAATGACTTCGTCAAATGCAGCGTCGACTCTCGATGTACCAATATAAGAGTTGGCATCAATTAATTCGTTTGTTTGCTCTTTGAGTCTACGATAAGCTGCAATTGTTTCGTTGCGTTGTTGACCGACAACCTTTTCGGCCGACTTCATATAATAAGCACCACCAGCTCTCACCGCATTATAATTGGTGTCGAGCAGCATGTCGTACTTAGCGGCCGGAAGAATATAATCAGTTGTATCACGCTTACACTTAACGCTATCGTAAGCAAAGAATTGATCGTTGTTATCAATCCAATCGAGAAGTTCGTCTTGGATAAACGATCTATTATCTTGAATGATTTCGCGAGCCGATGTTCTCTTAGAATTTCTGGTGTCAGCGAATATGATTGGGTTCATATTCTCTTCACCGTATTCTACAACATTATAGAGCTCATTCCAAGAGGTGTTGGCCCGCTCAAAAATTTCTGTATTAGCACCATCGAAAATATCGTTGATTCGATCTTGTAAATATCTGTTGGCACCAAGAGTTGCATCGAGCTGTTCGCCTACAACCTTACTTGAGATTGGTGAACGATAAGTGATACCCGCCAATCGACCCCAGTAGTTGGTGTCAAGTGTCATGTCATAAGCAAGACCGTCGATAATAATCTTAGAATCTCGCTCACACTTCTGAGCATCATATCCTGTATAACCCAACCCGCCCGATGAAGTATTGGCAGTCAGATAATCGACCATATCTTCAATGATAAGATCTTCGTTCTGAGTAATGACGTCTGCGAAATCAGTATTACCAATAATCGTACTACCTGATGGTACATCCTTAGGTGCAAAGATTCTCGTAGAACCCTTTGCTCTCATTGAAATATCACCGAACTGAGTACCCGAGTTGTTCAAGGTCATTTGTCCGCCATTCAATGCATAGAATGCAACACGTACGAAGATGGATAGAGAACCAATACCGTTAACACCAGCACCGTCTCTTGCTACATAGCCCATACCATTTTGAGAACGAGGTGTGAAACCAAAGCAGAGTACGTATGTGTAGAGAGAATCCGGATCAAGGACTCTTCGATCCGCAAGCATACAACCACCGCCACGCCCAACAAGTGGGTTGGGGAAGTCATCAATACCAATAGACTCAACAACACCTTGGCCACCCGACTCAGACTTGACTAAGTCACCAACAGCAAAACCTTTGTTATTTTTAAGGTTACGCACTCGGATCTTGCGATAAGTTGACTGATCTTTAGTGAGGCCGGCCGCATCATCGTCGTCATCATCCCAAGAAATAAATCCTGTTGCACCACTTGAGAAAGTAACCTTATCGTCTTTTCTAAATGTACCTGCCGTAATTGGTGCAGTCAGAATAAATTCTCTACCCAAGTCGAGTACATTACCTTTCGTATTGAAAGGCTGGAGTGGTGGTTCTACATCTTCACGGAGGAAGTTAGAAAGCTGGGAGCTGTCACGAATATATGGTGAACGGAGTAGCTTAGCACCTGGTCTATAAGCACAAGCAAAGCCACCTTCTGGGAAGTCGAAGTTATCGATCTTCCAGTTTTGATATGCAAAACCTTGTACATAACAACCCGAACCGACAAGGACTGCGTTATTATTTTCATAGCCGGGTAGTGCTTCGATCACCGTAGCATACTGACCCGCAGTAGCTGTCATTGCACAATCATCTGGAAGTGCAATATTACCCTTGGTGTAATAAGTGCCCGGGCCTACCGTGATATGAATGGCGTTATTAATTGCGTTACGATCGTAAGAACCGCCGGCTTTTTCTAATGCGAGCTCAGAAGCACGCTCAAGCGTTCTGATTGGCTCAAGCAACGAGCCAGGATTCTCATCATTACCTTTCGCAGCATCAACATAAATCTTAAGGTCAGACTCTGTAGTCTTTGAAATCTCACTAAAGAACTGTGCATATGTAATCTTTTCGACTTCACCTGTCTTCTCGTTCTTAAGGGCAAACCAGCTGTTTTCATCAATGTGAGGCTCGAATTCTCGATCGATTTCCATGTCGAAATCGACGAGTTTAGATTGATCAATAACACCATTTTTAAATGTAGTGTTTTCAATTACACCATTGTCGAATGTAGAATTCTTTTGTGATAAACCATCAGCTGTTGAGCTGGTGATTGACATATTCGTTGCTACGACACCATCCATCGTGCCTGCAAAAGAAGAATCAACAATCGTTGAATTTTGAATAATACTTTGGTCGACAGTAGTGTTGGTAAAGATATTATTATTACCAGTACCATCTGAGAAATCTGAATCAAGAATATCAGATTGAGTAATAGTAACGTTATTTGCTGTTGAGTTTTCAATCGTCCCATCAGCAAACGATGAAGTAGTAATAGTAAGATCGTCACCCGTCGAAGATGTAATAGCTCCGTTAGTGAATTCACTCTGATCGATTGTAGAGTTTGTGATTGCACCGGTGTCGAATGTAGAATTCGTAATGGTGACATTGTCAGCAGTCGAATCTGTAATTTCACCATTGGCAAAAGTAGAATTTGTTAAACGTACGTTTGTACCATCTACATCGGCCATTGTGCCGGAAGCAAAAGATGAATTAGTAATCGTTACGTTATTGGCAGTAGAATCACCAATGGCACTATCGTCGATAGTTGAGTTAATAAGACGTACGTTGTCGCCGTCTACATTTTCCATTGATCCGTCGTTAAACGTAGAATCAACAATGGCCGTATCTCTAATATCGCCATCTCGGAAAAGAGAATTATCAATGTCGAGATTTGTACCGGTTGAATTTCTGAGCGTGCCGTTATTAAAATCAGTTCGGACAATATTAGAATCTTCCATGTCTGAATTATCGATTTTAACATTATCGATATTCAAATCATGGATAAAGGCGCCCGATATATCACCACCAGTGATAGTGATTCTATTGAAAATTTCGTACATGAGAGCTTGAACAAGCTCTTTTCTCGTGATGTTCTTAGTACCGTCATCACCTTGTACTAGGTTTACGATAACGAATAAATCTTCGGTCCTAGTATTAGCGCCGGTTATCGACCCGAGTTCTGAAATCTTAGACATTTAGTCCTTACCCTTTTTCTTTATATTTATTAAGACGGACACATAAGGTATATTTATCTTGTCAAACCCGCATCATCACCGAATTTTGTTTTTCAAATCATCAACATCTTGCTTTAATTCTTTGATGGCTTCAACGAGAAGGCCCATCATATTTTCGTATCGTAGGGCTTTATAATCTTCGCCATCATCTTCAATATATTCGTAAACCACCTCTGGTAAAACTTTTTCTACGTCTTGAGCAACAAGGCCAGTTGCTCTCGAACCTGGCTTATTAATATATTCAAATGTGTAACCTGTTAATTCATTGACTTTATCGAGTGCACCTTCAATTTTCTGAAGATCGGTTTTAAGACGAGAGTCAGAGGAACTGTGTTGAGATCTTACGTTACCAGTAGCATGCACATTTCCGTTAACTTGTACTGTACCATTAAATATGTGTGTGCCTGTACCAAGAGCGCTAAGCTCTCCTCTTGTTTCCAAGGATTGTGTAAATTCACCTTCGCCAATAATACTAAGCTTACCGCCGGCGTAAACAGCGCCGTTCTCGCCCTGTATTTGGCCACCGCCGGTTGCAGTTAATAAGTAACCATCAACATCACCGCCTGCAAACGTAGCACCACTTGTAGAACTACCAGCGTTATCAGTACCAGGCGCCCATTCTGTACCGTTCCATTTTAATACCTGACCTGTTGATGGTGATGTCGTCGATACATCGGGAATATCAGATAATTCATCAATGCTCGTACCCGAAGTGAATGGATCACCATTTCCATCAAGGTATGTTGTCGCTTGAATTGTTGGAACGGTAAGAGTTCCTGCTGGCGTTAATACAAATTTAAATGGATTTTCTGTACCGGTATTGATAATAAAATTACCGGACGTAGAATCTTGTAATCCAACGTCCCACGCGAGACTTCCAGTACTTGTACGAATCCTTGCACCTTGAGCGCCATAAGTAAATGTTGCTACAACTTGTTGACCAGTCGTAACATTAATTGGAGAAGTAAAGTCAATGTCAGCGCCCGGTGTTGCAGAAGCAAATGCGTCTCCAGCAATTTGGTTTGTCGCTGTTACGTTAGTAGCCGTAAAGTCACCGACCAGAGTGGCGTCACCGGTTGTAGTATCACCGCCCGGTGAGGCTGTCATAGCATCAGACTGAAAAATGTCTACCATTTCATTGGTTTTATCAAACCAATTCTGGAACGTTACAGTTGTATCGATATTTGCTATACTTTTAGCCATTTCTATCTATCTTCTAATTTGTCCATTCGTTGACAAATAGAAACAAGACACTCTCGTATTTCAACAATGTCTTTTTCCATTTGAGTTACTTTACGGTAGTAAGTTCTTTCTCTTTTGTATTTATTCAAAGCTTGAGCATCCACACTCAAAACTGCCTTAGTCTCAGGATCGCGGTGGTTTTGCATGATGTTATTCCCTTATTAGGTTACAGCAATTGCTCTATAATCTTTTAACGTTGGAGCATTGTGTACCGTGTCTGATTCAAGCACGATTTTAATTGCAAATCTTCTAAATGATTGGAAGGTTGGATCAGTACCGACACCACCCGTATCTACCTGGTATGTATAAACACCTTGAGAATCTTTATTTGCATCTGCAATTCTATATCCAAACTCGCGGTAATCATGAATGTTTGCTTGTGAAGAGAACATATCTACACCTTCAAACAATTCTAATTCAACCCAAGGAAGATCGGCAAATGCAGTAAAGTCAAATCCATTTTGTGCTTTGATAAAGAATCTAATATTAGAATTGGGCGGCCGATAACCCGAAGCTGCTACGTAAATATCTTCAGCATCAAGATCAACGGCTAATTCAATCTTCTTAGAAATATAAGTCGATGTTGGATTATTAAATTGTTGTCCATCATTCAACTTATACTGATAAGCGAGAAGCTTCGATACTTCGAGGTCAACAAACGGCGTTGACGTAACGTTACTTCCATTTTCCATACGAATATTAAGATCAAATGCTTGTGCACCAGCCGGATCATTACTTCGGCTATACAACACTGCACCAGCGAAGTTAAAGTGATTA